CAGTTAGAAAGGAATTTGTTTCATATGATTTTGCAAAAACATATTTACGAGGTAAAACCACAAACAATGATGTTATATCTGTATGTTTCGGTATTCCATGGTTAGAACAAAAATCCACCGGTGATGGTTTCGATTCTTTTAATGGTAATATGATTGGTTTAAGAAGTGACTTAAAATGGTCTGAATCTGTTTCAAATAGATTTAATGGTCAAATGTGTTTGCAATACGAAGAAAACGGAAGAAAAGGGTATCTATCGTATGCATCATTTAGTGATTCGACAGTTTCATTAGATATTTTATTTGATAGGTTCTCATCTTTAACGCAGAGAATAAACCAATTTAAAGGTTATTATGGCACCAGTAGTGATGGGTTAGCTAAGGCGTATGCTGCGACATGGTTAGGTCATTGGAACACAGGATTAGGATATCGTGATGGAGGTTTCCAAAGAGTTATTGATTATGCTAACGGAGATGGTAAGAGTTCTTTTGAATCTGCTGTAAAAATATATAAATCTGCAATTAATCAGTTAAAATCATAAAATTGAGAAAATTCGGTTTTTCAATATATTTATTAAGAAAATGTTATTATGAACGTAAAATCACTTTTAGATAATTATTTATCTAAAGACACTCGTATTACCGAGAGAGATGCCGGAAATGGTTACAAAGAAGTATGTGACCTTGACACTGGTGATTGTTACACTGTTCGTATGAAAGACGGACTTATTGAAAGAGTGGACAATACCATGCAACTAAACAGAACACTTAAAGTTGAAACACCACAAGGAGTTAAAACTTTATTGAATGGCTAATATAAAATAATATGTCAGTAGATAATAAAATTTTGGAAGAGTTGTCAAGATACAACTCAATCAACAAATATATCACTGAGCAAGACGCTGCGGACCCTGAAACATTGGCTCCTGATGCAGATGCTGAGTTAGATATGGAAATGGGTGATGAAGGTGCTGAAGAGATTGCAGAACCAGTAGATGTTGATTCGGACCCTGATGTTGAAAAAGTAGACGATTCAGGTGATGTGGAATCTGAAGTTGAAGTTTCATCTGAAGGAGGAACTGAAGAGTTGGAAATCACTGATTTGGTAAACAAACAAAACGAAATCTCAGACAAACAGGATGAGTATATGGAATCTATGTTTGATAAGTTGAGTGAGTTAGAAAGTAAACTTTCACAAATGGACCAAATCTTTGATAAGATTAACTCTTTGGAGGACAAAGTTGAAAAATACAGAGAAAAGTCTCCTGAAGAAAAACTACAGTTAAGAAGTTTGGACAGTTACCCATACAACCAAAAGTTAACTGATTTCTTCTCAGATAAAGAATTGGAGATGGAAAAAACAGGTAAGAATGAATACGTTCTAACACCTGATGAAGTTGAAAACTTTTCGACTGACGAAATCAGAAAGTCATTTAAAGACCCGTTAGAAAACGAGTAATCTATTGACAGTAAATTAATATTTTTATATACTAAGACCACTCACTATTGGGTGGTCTTTTTTTGTTTTTGATGTTTGACTTTAACAGGAATGTGTCTATCTTTTATAGGAGTTTCAAGAGTAACAATTAACAAGAGTAAAAAGAAAAATTATGGGAAATGCACTCGACGCTGTCTTAGCACAGTATGAAAAAAACACCCAAAACACAGGGGGTGGAAACAAGATGTCTCAAGAAGACAGATTGAAGAGATACTTCACAACGTATCTACCAAAAGGTTCTAAATCAGGTCAAAAGGTTATTCGTATCCTTCCGACACCTGATGGTTCGTCTCCGTTTAAAGAGGTATGGTATCACGAAGTTCAAGTTGATGGTAAGTGGACAAAACTTTACGACCCGGGCAAGAATGACGGTGAGCGTTCACCACTAACTGAGGTTTACGAGGAGTTAATGTCAACAGGTAAGGAGTCGGATAAAAAATTAGCGTCTCAATACCGTTCACGTAAATTCTACATTGTAAAGGTAATTGACCGTGACAACGAGTTGGATGGACCTAAGTTTTGGAGATTCAAGGACAATTACAAACAAGAAGGTATTTTGGACAAAATCATTCCTATTTGGAAACAAAAGGGTGACATCACAGATGCGAACGAAGGTCGCGATTTGATTGTTGATTTGTCAAAATCAAAAACACCGTCAGGTATTGAATACACTGTGGTAAAAACTATTATGTATGATGACCCATCACCGATTCATGAAGATGCTGAACAAATGAAAGAGTGGATTGAAGATGAGTTGACATGGCAAGACGTATATTCTCAAAAACCTGTTGAGTATTTGGAGGCAATCGCAAGAGGTGAAACACCTGTTTGGGATTCAGAATTGAAGAAATATGTTTACGGTGACAACACAGAAACTACATTCGGTGGTTCATCGGCACCAACAACAAAAACAGAAGAGGTAAGTGACCCACAAGCAAACGATGAGGTGGATGACGACCTACCATTCTAAAAACACTAATCTGATGGTGGGGATTGTAATGTCCCCACCATCTTTATTAAAAAAATAATATGGCAATTAAGAAAAAAGATTTTCAAAGTATTAAGAAGAAGTTCTCAACTTCTGCGAAATACAAACCTCAAAGATTCTTTGATTTGGGAGGAGCTTTTCTTGATGCGGTGGGTTTACCTGGTCCTGCGATTGGTCACTTAAATATGTTTTTGGGTCATTCAGATACTGGTAAAACAACCGCATTAGTTAAAACTGCCGTTGATGCTCAGAAGAAAGGTATTCTTCCTGTTTTCATTATTACCGAACAAAAATGGTCTTTTGAGCATGCGAAACTTATGGGTTTTGAATGTGAGGAAGTAGTTGATGAAGAAACAGGTGAGTTGGATTGGGATGGGTTTTTTATTTTCAATAACAACTTTGAATATATCGAACAAATTACTGACTACATCAATGAATTATTGGATGCGCAAGAAAAAGGTGAATTAGAATATGACCTTTTATTTATGTGGGATTCTGTTGGTTCGGTTCCTTGTAAAATGACTTTTGAAGGAAAGGGAGGTAAACAACACAATGCTGCTACATTGGCAGACAAAATCGGTATGGGTATTAACCAACGTATTTCAGGTTCCCGTAAAGCGGACTCTAAATACGAAAACACATTGGTTATTGTTAACCAACCGTGGGTGGAATTACCTGACAATCCATTTGGTCAACCAAAAATTAAAGCTAAGGGTGGTGAATCTATTTGGTTGAACTCATCTTTGGTATTTTTGTTTGGTAATCAAAAAAATGCGGGGACCACCAAAATTGCTGCAGTTAAGGACAAAAGAAAAGTTAAATTTGCAACCAGAACCAAAGTATCTGTAATGAAAAATCACATTAACGGATTGGGTTATGAGGACGGAAAAATTATTGTAACACCTCACGGATTCTTGGCAGGTAAAGATACCACAGAGGAGAAGAAATCTATTGAGGACTATAAGTCTGAGCAATCAGAATATTGGAAAGTGGTAATCGGTAAAGACGGCGATTACAAATTGGAAGAAGAAAAAGAAGTGTAACCTTTTAATACAAAGGTTTTGACAAAGACATTATTAGTAGACGGCAACAATTTATTTAAAATTGGTTTTCATGGGGTTCGTGACTATTACCACAATGGTAAACACATTGGTGGGTTATATCACTTTATCAACACCATGAGAAGATTTATTGAAGAAGATAACTACGATAAGGTAATCGTTGTTTGGGACGGAGAAAATAACTCTTCCCAACGACGACTTATCTATGCCGACTACAAAATGAATCGTAAACAATCTTTGAATGAACAAAAGAAAGACTCTTACGATTGGCAGATGTCAAGAATAAAGCAATATTTGGAAGATATGTTTATCCGACAACTTGAAATTAAGGGTTGTGAGGCGGATGACGTGATTGCATATTATTGTAATATTTCCGAAGACGAACACAAAACTATATTTTCCGCAGATAAGGACCTTACACAGCTTATTTCAGAGAAGGTGACTATCTACTCTCCGAGTGAGAAAAGATACATTAAACAAGGGGAAAAGATTAATCTGAAGTATATTTCAATCCCACATGAGAACGTAAAAACATTTAAGATAATTTCGGGGGATATATCTGATAATGTTCACGGTATTCAATATATGGGGGAAAAAACTTTTGTTAAGTTATTTCCTGAGATAGTTGATAATGTCCTAACTGTTGAAGATATTTTGAATCGGGCTGAAAAACTACACTCGGAGGATAAGAACAACCGAGCTTTACAAAATTTGCTGAGTGGTAAGACAAAAAGTGGGGTATACGGTGAAGAATTCTTCATCATTAACAAAGAACTCATTGATTTGTCCAATCCAATTATCAGTGATGAGGGTAAGGAAGAAGTTGAGGATTATTATCGAGAGAGTTTGGACCCTGACGGACGAGGATACAAGAATCTAATGAGAATGATGATGGATGACGGTATCTTCAAATACTTACCCAAACGAGACGACGCGTGGGTAAATTTTTTACAACCTTTTATGAAGTTAACTAGAAAAGAAAAAAAACGATTTAAAACAAAAAAGTAAAATTATGAAAAATCAAAATGATGTAACTAAAATGGAGTTTTTGTTGACACTAAATGAAAACATTGTGGTTCAGCGTTATTTTAATGTTCGTGGGTATAATCCGATGGCTCGAAAGAGTATCGATATGATTAGAACGGTGGATGAAATCTCTAACAAATTGATGGCGAGTCTGAAGGATAAAACATTAGTTTACATGTTGGACAATTACAACCAAATTGCGTTGGACCCAGCAATCCTTGACACGTCAAATACCGACGGACCAGAACATTTTAACATCTATATTAAACTTGGCGATGAGACAATTTGTCATAAAATTATTGATGCGAAAATTTTCCCGCCGAAAATAAGATACACCGTAGACATACGTCCGCACCTAAAAAGTGTGCTTCGGGCTCTAACTGACATCTTCTCCACTGAAGATTTAACTTACGAATACATGGAATATCAGTTAGCTTAACTATATTTATATTTTACCCAACAGAAATTTTATTGATATGTCAAAAGAAATCAACTTCGGATACCTCGGAAACTCCTTCCAATTACAACTACTAAATAACATCATTGTTGACAAGGATTTCGCTAATTCGATTGTAGATGTTTTGGACCCGAAGTATTTTGATAATCAATATTTCAAGCTAATGATGCAAATGGTCAAAGAGTATTATCAGAAGTATGAACATGCTCCGACCTTCGCAACATTAGAACAACTTACAAAAAGTGAGATTTCCTCTCCTATGGCTCAAAAAATGGTCCTTGACACCATCTCAGAGGTAAAAGAGGCGCCAATTGAAGGTTCTACTTTTGTTCAAGAGAAGTCGCTGAAGTTCTGTAAACAACAAGAATTACAGAAGGTGATGAGTAAAGCTCAAAAGATTATCGACAAAGGTGATTTTGAGTCTTATGACCATTTGGAAGAAATGGTTAGAGAGGCGCTTCAGGTGGGTGAAGTTGATACTGGAACTGCAGATGTTTTTTCAAACTTAGATGTGGTTTTGGACGACGATTATCGTCATCCAATCCCGATGGGGGTACCCGGTATTGATAACCTACTTAAAGGTGGTTTAGCTAAGGGTGAAATTGGTGTGATTTTGGCTCCGACTGGTGTTGGTAAGACGACGTTTTTAACGAAGATTGCTAACAACAGCTTCAACTTGGGTTACAATGTTTTACAGGTATTCTTTGAGGATAACCCAAAGATTATTCAGAGAAAACATTTTACCCTATGGACAGGAATTGCACCTGATGACCTTTCTAACCACAAAGATGAGGTGATGACTAAAGTCAAAGAGATAAAGGAAAATACTAAGAACAGTTTAATTCTTAAAAAACTTCCTTCAGATACTTTGACTATGAACCAAATCAAGAACCAAATTCGCAAGATGATTGCTGAGGGAAATAAGATTGATATGATTGTGTTGGATTACATTGATTGTGTCACTCCTGATAAGAATTTGGGTGATGAATGGAAGAGTGAAGGTTCTGTGATGAGAGCGTTTGAAGCGATGTGTCACGAATTGGATATTGTGGGTTGGACCGCAACTCAAGGTAATCGTTCATCAATTTCTTCTGAGGTGGTAACAACAGACCAAATGGGCGGTTCTATTAAGAAGGCTCAGGTAGGACACGTAATTATCTCAGTTGCTAAGTCTCTAACTCAAAAAGAGATGAATCTTGCCACCATTGCGATTACGAAGTCTCGTATCGGAAAGGATGGAATCATCTTCGAAAATTGTAAGTATGATAATGAAATG